GTGCGGGATTCAATTCCAGAAATCGCCATCACGAGTAAAGAGGACGGTAGAACATTTTTGCTCGAATACGTGCAACGGGAAGCGCAGAGCGGAAAAACTCATAACATTCTCAGGGAACATGAAGGGGCGCAAACGAACTCAATCATTGAAGGGCGAAAAGAATCCAGCATGGAAGGGCGGCGTGACGTTTTGGCGCAAAAAGGGGAATTACAAGCCAATCAAATACGTCAGATGCCCGCCGGAGTTTTTGGAGATGGCTCGCAAGGACGGGTACATAATGGAACACCGTCTGGTGATGGCGAAAAAGATAGGCAGAATATTGACACGTCAGGAAGTGGTTCATCACATCGACCACGATCCGCACAACAATCACCCGGACAACTTGATGCTATTTCCAGACAACGCTACACACAAACGTGCGGAAGGTGTGGAAAGGCGATTATCCCGCCAGAACTTGGGACATCCCTGAAACCTGCCCACGAGCCAGCAGTACTCGCCCGTAAGCCACTGACCGGCACCGTCGCCGACAATGTGTTGACGTGGGGTGTCGGTGCGCTCAACATTGATGGGTGCAGGGTGGGGAGTAGTGGTGGGACACAATGGGTTAGCGATGGAGCAAAGGGTGACGAGGGCCAGTTTGGCGGTGGCATAAAGGATGGGAAAATTGCATCGATCAACGCCGGCCGATGGCCTGCCAACGTCATCCTCGACGAACACGCCGCCGAAGCGCTGGATGCGCAGAGTGGGCACAGTGTGAGTAAGGCGAGCAATCGTGGTAGCGTTGAAATCTTTCACAATAACGGAGATTGGCGAGGTAAATCAACAGTGCGAGGCCACACCGACTCCGGCGGCGCCTCACGATTTTTCTACATTGCCAAAGCGTCGAGGGCAGAGCGGGAGGCTGGGCTTGATGCACCTGCTGGCGAACGTGCCTGCACTCATCCGACGGTCAAACCCATCGCCCTCATGCGCCACCTCGTCCGCCTCGTCACGCCAAAGGGTGGCACCGTGCTTGATCCGTTTATGGGCAGTGGCTCAACAGGGTGCGCTGCAATGCTTGAGGGCATGCGCTTTGTTGGCATCGACATCACGGCGGAGTACGTCGACATCGCCGAGCGTCGTATTCAATACTGGATGAATCAGAACCCGATGGAGTTGTAAGGAGGGATATATGGCCACACGAAAACATCGACAGGCAGCCAAGGGCTCGACCATGACCGCCCAACGAGCACATAGGGCATTCGAGCTACGCAAGCTCGGCTTGTCATACCGTGAGATTGCCAGGGAGCTTGGTACGAGTCACCAGACCATCGCCAAAGACCTAAAGAAAGTCTTTGATGCCTACCTTGAGCAATCCCTCGAGATGCGGGCATATGAGGTCAGCCTCGAGCAAGCGCGCCTCGACGAGATGTGGGTGTCGGTGTACACCGATTTCAAGTCGGGAAACCTCAAGGCGGTCGAACAACTGCTCAAAATCATGGAGCGACGGTCGAAGCTGTTAGGCCTCGATACCGTGCAGACGTCCAAGCAAATTAGCGTCAGCGTGACGCCAGAACAGATTCAGGGGATGAGTGATGACGAGCTCAACAACCTCATCAGTCAGCTCGAACGCCAGTAAGGTTGCACTGCTGGCCAAGCTGGAGTTAGAGCGCCGACGACGTGCTAAGCCCGGGCTTACGTTCCGTGGTGCAGCAGAGGCCATCCAGTCAACCACGGCGCGTGAGTGGATCATCTCGGGCCCGAGTGAGACCGGCAAAACATTTGCTGCACTCTATAAGCTCCACATGATGGCACAAGCCTACCCGGGCAGTCGGTGGGTCATCATGCGTAAAACTGCCGAATCCCTCACCACCACGGCCGTGCGCTCGTGGAAGCGGGTCATCCGTGCGCATGGCACTAAGCCTGAGGAGTTTGGCGGCACGCGTCCCTACCTATGGGTTTATCCTAATGGGAGCGTGGTCAATACCGCTGGCATGGACAATCCCGACAAAATCCTCTCAGGCGAGTTTGACGGCATCTACGTCAATCAGTGCGAGGAGCTATCCAAGGAAGAGTGGGAGACTATCACGACCCGCACGACCGGTCGTGGTGCCGTCACACCATACCCGATGGCATTCGGCGACGCCAACCCAAAAGACCCCGAGCACTGGATACTCGAGCGCGCCCGATCCGGTCAACTGCAGATACACACCTCACGCCATGAGGACAACCCAAGCCTCCATGACGGCACCGATTGGACAGACCAAGGCCGACGCACACTGGCCACACTCGACGCGCTCACAGGTACGCGCTACGCACGCCTACGCCTCGGTGAGTGGGTGTATGCCGATGATGATGAAAGCTTCCTCGGCTCAATTAGCATGTGGGATGGATGCGTCGAGGAGGCACTCCCGCCACTTTCACCACGTCAGCCTATCGTGCTTGGCATGGACGCCGCTATCTCGGGCGACACATTCGCACTCGTGGGTGTTGGACGCTACGGCGCACAGGTCGACCAGATGCTCGCACTCCGCATGGTTAAAGTGTGGGAGCCAAACGGCACGCCACTCGACTACAGCCAAATCGAGCAGGACATCCGTGCCATCATCAAGCAGTACAACGTCGTGCAGATTGCCTACGATCCATATCAAGCGCACTACCTCGCACAGCGCCTAAGTGACGTCGTGTGGTGCGAGCCATTCAGTCAGCAGGCACGACGCCTCGAGTCGGATGCCGCACTCCGACAGCTCATCATGACACGCCGATTGGTACACAATGGTGAACATACTATAGTACGTCAGCATTTAATGAATGCAAATGCGAAAGTGGATGAGACGGGTCATCGGCTCCGAATCGTCAAGAGGGATACTAGCAATAAGATTGATAGCGTTGTAGCATTATCCATGGCGGCACATGCTGCGCTTGGTTTAAATCTGTACTAGTAGGAGCACTCATGCAGATGCCCTCCTGTCTCTGCAGACACTGCCGAGCCAATCGGCGCTACCGAACCCCACAGACCGTCGTGAATCGTGCCGCCATATTTATAAGCGCAAGGGTAATATAGTATGACCGATGACGCAATTAAGAAGAGTGTGACGCGCGACGATGGCCAGCGTGTCACGCAAAGCGGCGGATTCACCGTAGTAGTCGGGCCATCAACGTGGGGGCAATTCCTCGGCGCTGGTCTCCTCGAGGGGATTAAGGGCGCAACAGGATTGCCACCATATGGCACGAAAGCCGCCGACGCCATCCTGTCCGAAACGCCGATGATTGAGAACATGTGGGCGAGTGCGTTATCCACGGCCATCAGCAAGCAGACGTCGCTCGGCTTCGAGATTGAGGACACGACCGAAAGCGCACGACGCATCAAGCAAGCGCAAGAGCTCATGCTCAATCTCGACGGCAACTACACGTCAGGCCTCGCCAAAGTGCTGAGGGATTACCTCACCACGGATAATGGGGGATTCATCGAGATCGTGCGCTCATCGAGTGCGGCGGGGTCGAAGGTCGTCGGTCTTATGCACCTCGACAGCCTGCGATGCTACCGTACAGGCGACCCGAAGTTTCCACTCATCTACGTAGATATGCGTGGCCGTCAGCACGTGATGCGCGCCGATGATGTGTTGATGTTCGCCGATACGCCATCGCCACGCACCGAGCACTACGGCATGGGCATCAGTGCAGCACGTCGAGCATTCGAGACGATTCTGAAGCTGACCGCCATCGAGACGTATGTGCGCGAGAAAGTGTCAGGCCGTCGCAACCTGGCTATTCATATCGTCAATGGCATCACGAGCGACCAGCTCGGGCAGGCGCTCAACTCCAGCGCCGCCATGCAAGACCAGAAGGGCTACGTGGTCTACAACGGCTCGACCATCATCCCGATGATTCGGAATGAGACGCCGAGTATTGCCACGATCCCACTCGCCGAAATCCCCGACGGATTCGACGCCAATACCGAGCGAAGCGACGCCTACCTGCGCTATGCAAATGCGCTCGGTATCTTCGTGGGCGAGATTCAGCCACTCTCTGGCCAAGGGCTCGGCACTGGCACACAGACCGTGGTACTCGAGGAGGCGGCAGAGGGGCGAGGTTTGGCAGGATTCCGCAAGCAGTTTGCGCATGCCATCACCCATCAGGTATTCCCCTCGGCTGTCACGTTCCACTTTGCCGTCAGCGACCAGAAAGACCGCAAGGCCAAGGCGGACACCCTCTCAGCGTGGGCAGGCGCACTCAAGCCGCTGGTTGAGATGCAGGTCATCAGCCCCGCACAAGCGCTTAATGTCCTCGTGGACGACGGCTACCTCCCGCGCGAATTCCTTGCCACTGATGAGACGGCAGGCGGCGTGGTGACGGACAGCGAGAATGTCGAGACGACCGCACAGGCCGCACAGATTGCCGACCAAGCACAGGCCGAAGCGCAAGCGCAAACATCCGCCGAAGCGCAGGCCACGGCACAAGCGCCGACCGATGCCGAGAAGGCACTCGTGCGACTCAAGCAAACCGTGCAAGCACTTGGCAGTGACGCCGACCTCTTCTATCAAGGCGATCCACCGACCGGCCGTGCGCCAACTGGCAGTGAGCTTGACCGCATGATAGATGATGAGCTCAAGAGCGCACTGCGACTACTGGAGAAGCTGACATCATGAATAAGCTTGAGCAACTCATCGCACGATTCGCACTCTACCTCGCAGGGCGCACCGCACGCATGATGCGTGAGGGCGTAGATGGTGAGGGGAATGTGACCGACCTCGAATCTGTCCAACGCTGGTACGAGGATATGAAGCGGGAGATCGTGCGCTACCACACGGCAAGCGGGCTTCTCGGCTCAGGTGTCAGTGAGCTCACACCCGAGCTATTAGGCGTCCTGCGCTACTCCCTCAATACGCAACTGTCGTACTTCGACGGGTTCTATCTCAAGGTGGTGAGCGAGCGAGAGTTCAAGCGCAAAGAGGCGGCGCGTGCGGTATCGTACGCCAATGGCATCAAAGAGCCGTACTGGAAGGGGCGCACGGAATTCCTGCCCCTCCCTGCCATGCCAGCGCAGGGAACGCAATGTATGGGTAATTGCAAGTGCCAGTGGCGCATTGTCGTGATTGACCGTGAGCGTGGCGACTATGACTGCTACTGGGAGCGCCATGCAGAGGACTCATGTCAGACATGCATCGTGCGTGCCTCGAGATGGGCGCCATTTGAGATACGTGGATTGGAGGTGTAGCATGGGCGCAAAGATGACAGTCATCGTACCACCAAAGCTGGATGCAAAGCGGCTAATTCGTGGCCTGCGTAATGGCATGAAAAACGCTGCCGAAGATGTGGTGGTGGACTTTATGACCACGACGGCCACATGGAAGCATCAGCCCAATTTCAAGAAAACCGAAGTATCGGCCGCCGAGTGGATCATCTCGACTGATGACAAAGTGTGGTCAATGCTTGACGACGGCACCAAGCCACACATCATCCGTCCGAAGCGCGCAAAGCAACTCCGCTTCCAGTGGGGTGGCCCCGGCTCGTATAAGGCCAAGACACGCCCGGGCTACCTTGGCTCAAACAAGGGCAAGGTGTCGGGCCCGATTGTATTCCGCAAGCAGGTACGCCACCCGGGCACGAAAGCCCGCAAGTGGACAGATGCCGCCAAAGTCAAATGGGATAGGGAGCTCGGCGACATCGTCCAGCGTGCTATCGACGCTGAGGTGAGCAACATGGGGAGGAACATCTAATGCCATTCCGATCACAAGCGCAGTGGAAGTGGGCATTTGCCACGAATCAGGACTTTGCACGGCAGTGGGCACGCGAGACGCCCGGCGGTAAGCGCAAGTTCACACGCCTATCTAAGAAGATTGGCATGAAAGCCGCCATTGATGAGTACATGACGTCATACAAAGCCGAACGTGAATTTGTGCGTGACGATAGCGGCCGATTCGCCGAAAAGCCGGGCGGTGGTCTCGATAAAGTGGAGCGAGCAAATCGCATGGTCGAGTCATTCGCCAAGCCCAAGGGCGGCGGTGGCGGTGGCAAGGCGCCCAAGAAAACCGCAGCACAGCGGTCAGCCGAGCGTGCTACCGAGGCGCGCGACAATGCCATGACCACGCTGGATAAAGTGGGATTCGATGCGAGTGATTACGAGCTCCTCAACACCGATGCCGCACAGGATGCTAGCGACCCAAGCGTCCAACGCCTCCTCGAGAAGGGGCTCATGGAGAAAGTCGGCGACAAAATCTACGTGTCGTCGCTTGGCAAGCAGGTGACATCCGCCGCCGAAGCTGGCGATGCTGACAAGGCG